AGTGAACTTCAGTTCATCACGCATGATCTCTGAAGATCTTCCAATATTAAATGTTGACTCTGAGTCTAAACGACCAGAGGGTACGTTCAATGCTTTATAGAGTTTAGTCTGGAAGTACTGGATGTCCGTAAGTTCTCCAAGATTTTGTCCACCTGGCAACGTAGTGATTTCAGTACCTCGTCCTCCCTCTCTTCTGGGTAACCAGAAGTCTTCGAGCATCGACATGTATTTTCTGTCATCTCTAATCTCTCCTGTATTGGCATCGTAAACAAGTTTGTTTCTATAGCGACTCATTACCTCACGTAGGTACTGCTCCGCTTTCACCTTGGGTAGGTTTCCTACATCAATGTAGAAAATTCTACGCTCTGGTGCTCTTGATATCCTGTAGATAACAAGAGAGTCCTCGATCATCATGAGTTGATTAAGAACTTTGATTGCCTTATGTAAGTAAGACAATACTATATTCTTATTAGTATCAAGGATACCAGAGGTGACATATGTTATAGCATCTTTCGCAATCTTTATACCACTATTTGCGGAGGTGTTGCGTAGTCCTTTAGGGTTGTATATAAAATATTCATCTACCTTTCCGTAGTCTAGTGACTGGAACTGGTCTGCTGTCTTTGGAATCTTGTTGATCTGTCTGACCTTTTTGATCTTCTGTGGATCTACATAGCGGAGTTCGAGTATACCATCTTGAGGTCTCTTCAAATCTATGACCTTATGATAATACAAACGCCCATCAATGTACCATCTGCGGAACATCTCATGGGCTTTAGTATCAAATCCTATTAAATTTTTAATATAATCGAACTCTGTTCTGATCATTTCTTTGACAGAATCACTGACATCTAAGTTTGCCAGATCAATCTGTACGGGCGAGTCATTCTGATCTGTGACTATTGCCTCTTGTATAATGTCTTCAATCGCACTGTCTACTTCAGGGTGCATCGCCATCATGCGATACTTAACCACCATGTCGTACTCAGTTTTGAAGTTACCGTCTAGATCAACGTAGGTTCCATGATAACCTCCCGCGATGAAACTGGTAGCACCATCTTCATTCGTGGGGGCAACTGGAGAAGGAGCATTTTTAGATCTCTCCTCCTCCCTTTTCCTAAACGAGAATCCGAATAACTCTGCCATAATATTGTGTACTTGTACCTACTATTTATGCTTATTCTGGAGAACCAGTTCCAGGTTGAGCCTTAGTAGCATTAGTAATTCTCTTCATAAGATTCTTATTATTTGGAGAATCAGTCTCAAAGAATTGGTAAGCAAACTCAACATCGAACTCTTCATAAGAATCGTTGTTGTCATATGCTAGAGATACCTGAGATACAGATACTGGGAACGCAGAAATGAGTTTATACTCTCTGATAGTGCTGAATCCTGCATTAGTACCACCAAACTTATCTAACTGTGTGACTGTGATGTCTTGTAAAACATCAGCCATGTTAGCAGCAGCTGTGTTAGTATCTACTGAGTTTGTTAATTCGATCCATTTTTCATAAGCACCACGTAACTCGAATGCGTCATCCATGTAGAATGTAGCAGTCCATGACTCAAAGGTTCTGTCGCCAGGTACCTTGATCACTCTACCACGAAAAGGTAGTTCGACTGTACCTACAGTAGATGCAGGAAGAGCAGCACTCTTACATAAGTAAGTTGGCAAGTCTTTTTCACCAACATTCAAACCACCTACAGATGGAAATTTATGGAATACAGAGAACAGGTTAGGTCTGACTGCTCCCCTTATTTTCTGTTGGAACTGTAATACGCCCAACGCGGATGTTTCTGCCATTGTTTAGTTTCTCCTTGGGATTACTTCCTCGAAGCTAACACCAGTACGTGTAGCAACAAAGGTTAGTGTAATGAAGTTGATTGAGCGAGAAGGCTTAATGTATATTTCAGCAACGAACTCGTTTCTGTCAACCACTTCAGATGTGTTGTTGGAACTATCACACACAACTAAGAAGTCAGTGATACCACGACGTGCTTGAATGTCACGTAGATATGGTTCAATAACATTGTTAAAGTTGTTTCTAGTAAATTCGTCGTTTAGTTCAAACAATACTCCCTTCGCAGCACTTCCTATTGTCTTCTCTACGACGAGGAAGAGACGACGGACGTTGATGCGATCAAAAGCAGATGGTGAAGCGAGAGCAGTTTTGTCTCCGAAGAGCACGATACCTTGACCAGGAAGAGATGTGATAGGATTGATTCTCTTCTGATACAGTGTATCTCTTTCAGATTTTTTAGGTGAGTATGCTAGTTTAATAGCATTTCTGATTCCACCTCGGTTCAATCCTGCGGGAGAGAACCATGGATCTCCTGCAGCAGTGGTAGCAGCACATAATCCTGCTGTGTCACCGTTACATGGAATCCATCTATACTTATCAGCGAAGCGGTCATAGAGATATTTCCAACCGCTGTCGAACATTACATAAGAACTTGATGCGAATCCTTCAAAGAAAGAAACTATGTTTGAAGTCTGAGTAGCACTGTCTGCTATTCCAACTACGTTTGATTTATCTGGAGAGATATATGCAACACAGTCTTTTCTGCTGTTCGCAATACTAATTAGTTTGTTTGCCTTTGCTTGAGACTCGGTTTCATTACCACCGCCACCACCCATGATGAGGTAGTCGATCTGAACTGTCTCAGGGTCAGCAAAATACTCATAACCTGCGATGATCTCTGCTTGAGTTAGAGAGAAGTCATCAACACCACCAGTCAATTCGTATTCCTTCTCACCAAGAACATCGAATGCTGTTGTGCTGTTTCCACCGAAGTTAGAAGCTGAAGCAAGTTGGTTACCACTTACGTCCCAGATAAGTTCGTTATCATGAGAACCCCAGTAGATGTATTTACTGGTAGTCTTAATAACTTCTGGATAGTATACGTTAGATCCTTCAGAAGATTTACCATCAGATGCCTTTGATACATAGAGGAATTTTTCAAGAACAGTGTTAGGTGTTCCTGTTACTCCACCATCTACATCAACAACAATGATGTGCATCTCATCAGTAGATCCACCACGATCAGCAACATATGGAGATGTGCCTGGTCGGGGAGCCACTTGATTCCAGTTCAAGGTTGGTGTGATTGTCTGTGCGTCATACCAGTCTTGTACAGCAACGATAGGAATATCAGGACTAGCACCATCGTCAACGATGTCAGCAGTACCCCAAGCACCACCTGTTACCCAGATGATGTCAACTTTTACTCCATCTACTTTGTGAATGTAAGCAGATTTAGTACCAACTGTATTCTCTAGTAATGATCCTGCGATAGCACCACCCGCTAGAGAGTTGTTAAGTGTAAGTTGTTGACTAGCACCCGCGTCGATTGCTACAACTTTGATTGAGTTACCTACAGCACCAATGTTTCTAGAAGCATAGTCCCATGCTGCGGTTCCGTCGTAGTAGTTACCTTCGTAATCGTCTACACTATTAATAGTAAGTGATACTCCACCTTTATTAGCAGTTTTAAGTGACGCACCACTAGCACGTACTACATCAAGAACTCCACCGTATGCGAGGAATGAACTTGCTGCGAACCATGTTTCATAGTTGCTGTCATTTGGTTCACCGAATGTAGATAGTAATTCTGATTCACTGTTGATTCTAACTGGTTTATTAACAGGTCCTTTAGTAAAGGCACCCGCTATTGCTCCAACGTTAACTTCTACAGTCTCAATATTTCCGAGGGATGCATCCCTTTCTTGAATTACCACTCCTGGTGAGAGAAGTGTGCTAGCCATGCTTGGTACTCCTAATGAATAATTTCAATTTGTCTAAAAATATTTAGGGAAAGTAGCTTTTCTACCGATAGTCCCACATATATGAAACGTCACCATACTCATCTGTATTCCATTTAGACTCATCCCTGTCACTACCGTCCATCTCAAGTGACCATACACTTCCTTTCTCATCTATGACTGTTTCTTCATCGTCTATACCATTGAGAATGAAACCGAATGGTGCCATGTCTTGTTCTATTTGATTCTTCTGCTCTTCGTAGATCCTGCGACGGATGTCCTGATCAGTCAGTTCTTTAAAGTAATCCTGTTGTACTAACCAAGCAAAGATAACCAGACACATAACAAGGTCATCATTATACCCTTCATCCGCCTCGAATGATTGCTTGTTTTGTATGAATGTGGTTAGCTCAGATACAATGTTATAGTCGTTTACAATTAGTTTATCGTCCTCTATCAATGTCTTGAGGTTTGAGCATCCCTGTGCTTTCACAGTCTTACTCATTTTGACACCCATCTGTGTCTTACCTCCGCTAAATCCTGTACCAACTATCTGTCCAGCTCTACCACGCATAGCACACATGAGTACATTCTCATACTCCACATCATAATGGAGCTGTGATGCGACTGCTTCTCCTAGATCATTTACTTCTATCAATACATACGCCATGTTATATGATCTTGCTACGTCAGCGATCACATTAGGTAGTAGCATAGGTCTGATCTCATGATCTCTGTACTTTGCTACGAGTTTCCATGGAGCTTGAGATATATCTATCACGCAGAAGGCACTATAATCCTGTGCTAAACCACGGGATATATCACATGTAACTATATAATCTCTCTCAGGTATAGGATTTTCATATACATCTAGCGACCCGTTACTACGAATTGGATCATCATACGTCAGTGATCGTAACTTACTAGCAGCTATGAGTGTGTCAACAGACCCTAGGAACTCACAGTCAAACTCTTGAGTGAACTGTCTGACAGATGTGTTGGCAATAGTAGTTTCTTTCCACGCAGCATCCCTGCCTGGTACTTTTGACCAGTGTACTTCAGTCCAAATG